GGCATTTTGCCGATGATTGCTTTTTCGCATTTCCCGTTGTGGATAAGCGGACGGTAGCGAAACACCATAACAACAGTTCGCCTTTTTCTCATGAAACGAACGGCAGCGAAACACCGTTCAGAGAAGATGTGCAATCATCCATCTCAGACAGTATATCTGTCTGTATTCATTATACCCGATGTCGGAATTATTGTCAAGCCTGAAAAAGAAAATGTGCTATATGTAGCACAAAATGCCGAGTTTCCCCGGCATTCTGCTGATTACTTTTACACCCGCTCTTTAATTCAGGTGGCGGAATACCTAACGATAAGGACACTCGCTCTTTAGTCCAGGCGGCGGAATACCCAACGATAAGAACACTCGCTCTTTAATCCAGGCGGCGAAACGCCCAACGATGAGATGAGTAATCAAACATCTTGGACAGCTTTCCTGTCCAATCTCATTATACCCGAATAGTGCAATAATGTCAAGCAGCCATCGATTATTTACTTGTTGCATACTCTTTCAGCAATTTCTCAAGCTGTGGGTTATCTCCTTTTACGCAGATAACAGGTTCATCGTCATGTATGGTGATTTCAAGCCCGGTTTTCTCCAGCTCGTCAAGCAGCTCAGGCAGCACAAGTTCGGCGGCAGTCACAGCCAGGGCAGCCGCGATTTTATCGAGTATTTGCGCTGACGGTTTTCTGTTGCCTAGTTCGTAGTTGCGTATGGCGGGTTCACTCAATCCGCACATCTCGCTTAATTGCTTCTGACTAATTCCTCGCTCATTTCGAATGTGCCTTATTCTTTTACCTGTTGTCATGTTTTCACTCCGTTCATAAAGCTGTTTCCAGACTGAAAAAGAAAAATTAGTCCTTATCGTCCTCCGGAACGTAACCGTATCGCCAATCGTCATATCGTCCACGTCCTCGCACGTTCTTGCGGGAGTTTTTCCGGACATAAGCTGCGAAATAAATTTCTGCTTTGTCACGATTATGTTCATCATGTACGCGTCAAAGGTGTTCTCCGTGACGTAGTTGAATACGCCGACCTTGCCGAACTGGTTGCCCTGTCTGATTATTCGACCGTTGCGCTGCTCCAAATCAGAGGGCTTCCAGGGGATATCAAGATTATGCAGTGCAGCAAGCCGCGTCTGTATGTTCGCGCCTGTGCCGAGTTTTGATGTGGACGCAAGCACTATGCGTTTTTGTCCGGCGCGGAGCTGCGAGAACATCTCGTTGCGCTGGTTCTGGTCTTTCGCGTCACCGGCTGTACAGATTTCGTTAGCCGGGATACCTCTGCGCTGGAGTTCCTCCTTGATGTAGTCGTAAACGGAGAATTTGCCGTCCGTGGAATTGACGGCGATGTCGCAGAAGATAGCCTGAACGCCTTTCTGCTCCTCTGTGTTCTTGTAAATCTCCATTACCTTGTCGATACAGAGATTTACCTTGCTGTCCGGGGTGTTCTCAGCTTCAGGATTTATCGCACGTGCGTCCAGACCGAGCAGGCGGGCTTCGTGAGTTACCTTGAGCATATTGTCCACGGTGGGGTCAATCGAGCCGCTGTGAATGTCCTCAGAGCGCTGTGCAAGCACCTGCATATACGCTTTCTGGAAGTCGTTCGGCTTTGCAACGATAGTCTGCGGCTTGCCGCCCTCCAGCTCAGGAACATCGAGCTTTAGCATATCTGCGGTGCGTATGTCCGCAAACTCCTTGTACATCTGCATAAGCTCCGGCAGGTTCGTGAATTTAGCAAACCGCTTTTTCGTGCGGAAACCATCTCCGGCGGGTTTAAGTTCGAGCTGCGATACGACCTCTCCAAAGTTACCCGCCCAGTCGTCGAACGTCTGGAGTCGTGCCTTATCGAGCAGATCCGGACGTAGATAACGCTGCATGGTGTACAGCTCCGTCATGCTGTTTGTCACCGGGGTACCTGTTGCAAACAGTATGTTTTTTGTACCGTAGGTTTCATTGAGGTACTGTGTTTTCATCAGTATATCCTCTGATTTCTGCGCCGCCGTAGTCTGTACGCCGGACACGTTGTTCATCTTCGATACGACCAGACCGTTTTTATAGTTGTGCGCTTCATCGACAACAAGGCTGTCAAAGCCGAGCTGTTCGAATGTGAGGGAGGTGTCCTTTGTCTTGGCTGTATCGAGCAGCTTTTCGATTTTGACCTTTATGCGTTTCTGTTCGCGCTGGAGGTCTTTTATGCTGGTCTTGTCTAGGTAAGGGTTCAGCTCCTTTATGCCGGACTGTATCCTGTCCAGTTCGCGCTGGAGGAACTGCTGTCTGTACTCGACAGACATCTGTATTTTTTCGAACTGCTCGTAGCTCATAACCACGGCAGCGTAATCGCCTGTGCAGCAGCGACCGATGAATTTCTGCCGGTTATCCTTTGAGAAATCATTATCGCCTGCTACAAGTATTTTTGCCTGCGGATAGAGCCGCAGCCATTCGTTTGCGGTCTGACCGACCAGCGCCTTTGGAACGACCACGCAAGCCTTGTTGATAAGTCCAAGACGTTTCTTTTCCATGGTTGCTGCTATCATCTCAAAGGACTTACCAGCGCCCACGCAGTGCGCCAGCAGCGTATTGCCGCCGAACTTTGCCCGGGCTACCGCGTCTTTCTGGTGCGGCTTGAGCTGGATATACGGGGACATTCCGGGGAATGTCTGGTGTGAGCCGTCAAACTTTCTGCCGACAATGCTGTTGAACAGCTCGTTGTAGCGTGTGACGTACTTGTCGCGGCGCTCAGGCTTTGCCCATACCCACTTCTATGGCGAGTACAAAGTCCGCTGTTCAAAACCTGATTACGGGTCTTGGAAACGCAGACGCTGACCTCGGAATGCTGGTCGGAAATGTTGTGACGAACTTCGGCAATGTGATAAACAATGTTGTTCCTGTTGTTGAGAATTTGGTGAACGCAATGCCAGCTGTTATGGACGCACTCATTCCTGCGGTTGGTGAAATGCTCCCGAAGCTGTTAGGCGTTGCTGAAACGCTGTTCGGCGAAGTCCTGAATGTTATCACAGGATTGCTGCCGGAACTTCTGCCTGTGGCTATCAGCGCAGTAACAATGATAGCAGGAACACTGATTGATAATATTCCGCTGCTCGTCAATGCCATTATACAGAGCCTACCGCTGCTTGCCGACGCAGCCACAAACATCATTGTGGCACTTGTCAACGGAATTGGTTCGGCATTGCCTGACCTCATTCCAAGCCTCGTGGAAGCCGTTGTTGTGATGGTAAATACGCTGATTGAAAACCTGCCGCTGATTATAGACGCAGGTATGCAGCTGCTGATGGGCTTGGCGCAGGGCATTATGGACGCACTTCCGATGCTCATTGAACAGCTTCCAGCCATTATCGACGGTATTCTCGGCTTTATCACGGAGAACCTTCCGACGATTTTGGAACAGGGCGTTGGGATAATTATGACGCTGGCAAACGGTATATTAAATGCCCTGCCGCTTCTGATTGAACAGCTGCCTAACATCATTACGGGCATCGTAAATTTCGTGACAGAAAATCTGCCGGTCATTGTTAATCAGGGCATCAATCTGATTGTCCAGCTCACCGCTGGTATCATTCAGGCAATTCCTCAGCTCGTGGCGCAGCTTCCGCAGATAATCTCTGCAATCGTCAGCGGACTCGGAGCATTGCTCGGCAGCATTATTGATGTCGGCAAGAACATCGTGAAGGGCTTGTGGGACGGTATTTGTGCAATGGGCGAATGGATAAAGGAAAAGGTCTCCGGCTTCTTTAACGGTATCGTGGGCGGCATCAAAGGCTTGCTCGGTATTCACAGTCCGTCTACTGTATTCGCAGGTATCGGCGATAATATGGCGCAAGGTCTCGGCAAGGGCTTTGGAGAAACGATGGAAGGCGTCACAAAAGACATTGAGAACGCCATACCGACTGAGTTCGATACACCAGCGGTCAATGCGCCGACAGTTGGCGACGTAACCTACGGTGTGAACCCTGTTGTGGGCGACTTTAACCCACCTGACGCTTCGGCAGCGGTAGTGTATAGCACCGATGTTGCGGCGGGTCAGGCAAGTGCGGACGGCACTTCAAGTGAAATGGCTGCTGGCTCGACCTTTGCGCCTGTTATCAATATAACCGTTGAGGGCGCTGCAAGCGGCGATACGGTAGAGGAACTGAGAACCTCCCTATATGACACGGTAAGAAAGCTGTTCGCAGAGTTCAAGGAAGAAGAATTAGAACGCATGGCACTCAAAAACCAGTATGCGTTCGGATAAGGAGGCACAGATATGGCTTACACGCTTACCGGGCGTAGAGGCGGTACAGTTCGTTTTGTGCCGCTTCAAACCGGCGTTATCACAAAAGAAAGCGAAAGCTATAGCAGTTCCGTAACCTCTAACCCGGTAGAGGACGGAGCTGATATTAACGACCACGTGAATAACGACGCCGGAACACTAAGCATATCGGGAACGATTATTGGTGGAGACGGTGCGATTAACGCGTTGAAGCGCATGAGGGAATCGCGGGATATTCTGACCTATACCGGAGTAACCCGAATGACAAATCTTGTTTTCACCAGTTTGAAGTTCGACCGTGACTATAAAAATCGGAACGGCGCTTCGTTTTCGGCAACGCTAAAACAGGTCAGAACGAACTCGCCTGAGTATGTTCCGATGGACGCACAGCAGTCAATGCTGGGGCAGGACGACGGCAAGAACGCTGACCCACAGCTGGCGAAAACATCGAACGCCGGTATGACTACGGTTGCCATACAGTCGGTGAGCGCAACCAGCGCAAACCGTTATAAAGCCGCATACACTTCGCCAAGTAGCTCCGCACCGCTGACCCGAAAGGTTGGTGGGTATAACGGAATGACGGCGTATTAGGAGGTGTGAAGTATGGCATTACAGCTAATCGACCTTAATCAGGACATCGAATATATCAACATTGACGCTTCTCGTGTGCCGTACTCTTTTTCAGTCAAGCTGACCGATAAGACCTATGTTTTTACGGTCAAGTACAATGACAGCGGCAGTTTCTTCACGATTGACCTGCTCGACTTAAATGGGAATGTGCTTGCGTTCGGAGAAATTGTACGGTACGGGCGAGCGTTGTTCAATGTTGTGGAAGATGAGAGGTTTCCTATCCCCGTAATCATTCCGCTTTGTATTACGGGTGACGACATTTCCGAGGTAACAAAGGACAACTTCGGGAAAGAAGTCAAATTATATATCTACGAAAGGAAGGTGGTTTGAGTGGCGTTTTGGATTAGAGCAGCTAACCTGACGATTGGCAACAACAAGTATTCGCTCGAAAAGCTGACTTTCAAGTTTGAAATTCCGTTCGAGGACAGTGACGAACCGCCGGTTGCGACAATCACAGTTACCAACCTTTCGGAGAAAACCCGTGCGAACATCAAGAAAAATGACCCCGTTATTCTTAACGCAGGATACGAGGGTGATGTCGGGTGCATTCTCATCGGCAAAGTGGTGGGACTGAAGCACAAACAGTCAAATGTGGACTGGACATCGACGCTCACTGTTCAGCCCTGCGCCGATGAAATTCTCGGCAGCCTTATCAATAAAACCTATGCTGAGAATACGAAAGCGTCCTCAATCGTGCGAGACCTCTTAAATATCTTCGGCGTTGAGGTTGCAAGGTGCGAGTTGACGGAGGATAAAAGCTATCCGAGAGGCAGAGTGTGCCGGGGAAATTTGAAACAGGTTCTGACCGAAATCGTGGTGAATGAGTGCAAGAGTCGCTTTATCATCAGGGCTACAGGTCAGATTTACATAACCAAAGCAGCGGACGGCATCAACAATGGCGTGACGCTTACCCCTGCGACAGGTTTGCTTCGTTCTGACGAGGAAAAAGTCGTAATCCCCGTAGAAACGAATTTGAACTCGCAAAAAACAGGAGAAGACCGAGACGAAGATACCATATCTCGGTCTTGCTTATTGAATTATAGAGTTGCTACCGCTGAAGTGGTGAAAGTCCAATCCAGCGATTTGAACGGCAAGTTTATCGTAGTGAGCGGCAAGCACAGTGGCGGCAAAACTGGCGACTGGAAAACTGAAATGGAACTAAAACCCTGTTAGGAGGAAAGGCAATGCCAAAGCTAAATGACTACAAATATCAGCAGGTTCACGATAAAAAGCTGGCTGAATCTATTTGTGTGGCGGCAACGGTTAAGGTGACGGCGTTCAATCCTGACAAAATGACGGTCAATGTTCAGCCGCTGTCAAAGCACTTGGAAAACGGTAAATATGAAACACAGCCGCCCATCCTCGCTATTCCTGTGGCTTTTACACGGAGCGGAGGGTTCATCATCAGACCTTGGATTAAAGTCGGTGATGTGGGCGTCGTGGTATATCTCGACCACGATATGGACAGTACGGTCAGCGGCGGCAAGGAAGCCGTTCCGCTGACAGAGAGAAATCACGCTACAACAGACGCAGTTTTCATCGGGGGCATCGTATCAGGAGGCTATTCAGCCTCTGGTGTTCCCAGCGGAAGCCTTGCGCTTGCTACCGATGACGGGAGTGTGTGCCTTGCGGTAACAAAGAATGGCATCCAAATTAAAGGCGATGTTCAGATTGACGGGAATATCCAAATCAAGGGAAACACATCTGCCGAGGGCAGCATCACGATAAAGGGTGACACGACCGCCGAAGGTAAGATTACAGCAACGGATGATGTTCTTGCCGAGGGCATCAGCGGAGCGCACCACACACATCCGGGCGACAGCGGCGGCAGAACAGGTCAGCCGGGATAAGGAGGTGCAGAATGGGTAATATGACGCTCTTGATTGACCCTGAAACACGAGATTTGCGCTTTGACGAAAGCGGCTCGTTTAGAAAACTCTTTGATGAGGACACAATCGTGCAGAATGTTCGACACACGCTTTTGACGTGGAAGGACGAGTTCTTCTCCGACACAACGCACGGCACAGATTATGAGCGGATATTTGGGGTCAGCCAGAATGAAATCAATGAGGACGAGATAAAGGAGATTATCAGAGAGGCAGTATTCCAAGAGCCGAAGGTATCTCAAATCGACTCGATTTCTCTCACATATGACAAACGAAGCGTATCGGTTATTCTATCAGCCACGCTTGAAGACGGCGACAAAATCACATTGGAGGTGACGGCGTAAATGGCAAAAACAACAGATTGGGGCTTGACAGATGCAGGTTTTCGGCGCCCCACCTACGCCGAACTGCTTGACGCTCTCGAACATAAGGCACGGGAGCTTTTCGGTGGAGAAGCCAATCTGACGGTGCGTTCTCCGCTTGGCATTTTTCTCAGGATTTATGCTTGGGCGCTAAATCTTCTGTTTTCTACGCTTGAAGATGTCTACAACAGCCGTTTTGTTGATACGGCGGTAGGCAGCAGCTTGTACAATCTCGGCAGAGCAATCGGGCTGAGATTGCTCGGAGCGCAAAAGGCGGTTGGCTACCTCACCTTTACAGGCGATGATGGCGTTGATGTGCCGGAGGGCTACCTTGCCGAAACAATTACTGGATTTCAGTACATCACGCTAAAATCAGGAACGATTTTAGACGGCAGCGTTACTCTGCCAGCCTCGGCAGTTGAAGCCGGACCAGATAGCAATACAGCAGAAAACACCATAACCATCATTACAAACCCCAAATCAGGGGTCAGCGCAGTCAAAAATGAAAAGGCGTTTGAGGGCGGCAGGAACACAGAAACCGACGCAGAGTTCCGAGAACGATACTATCTGTCCGTAGACTTCGCTGGTGGCGTGAATATTGATGCCATTGTAGCCGAGATATATGAGGGTGTTGAAGCTGTCATTGCCGTAACCGGCGAAGAAAACGACACGGACGAGCAAAGCGCCAGTGGCTTACCACCCCACTCCATCGAGATTATCGCCTACGGTGGGCTTGATGAAGATGTAGCGAAAGCTATTTTCCGAAGGAAAGCTGCTGGTATTCAGACTTATGGAAACACCACTGTTGCTGTTGTCAGTTCAGCTGGAACGACCCACAATATCAATTTCAGCAGACCCACGCCTGTGAATGTGTGGATTAAGATTACGGGGCTTCAAACGACCAGCGCATTTCCGCTGGACGGTATTGAGAAAATCAAGGCAAACCTTGTGGACTTTATCGGCTCGAACACAAAAGGCGGTTTGGCTATTGGGCAAGATGTAATTTGCGTGGCGCTGCCAACAGAGGTGCTTAAAGTACCCGGCGTGGTGGACTTTGACCTGCAAATCAGCTCCGACGGGGTAACTTATGACTACGATAACATTACTGTAGCCGCTCGTGAGAAAGCCGTAACAGCAGAAAGCAAGGTGACGGTGGCATGAGAAATTACCTTTCGGAAATGCTGTATGCGCTGACAAGCGCCTACACACGAAAAGATTACGAAAATCAGCGTAGTAATCTTCCGCTTGAAACGAACATCGGCAAGCTGTTCGCCGTCCTTGCATGGGGGCTTGATTCGGTAGAGGAGCAAACCGAACTCATAAAGCTGTGGGAAGATATAGACTACGCAGAAGGTGCAGTCCTTGACCGTTACGGCGCAAACTTTGGTGTTGCTCGTATGAGCGCTGACGACCGATTTTATCGAATGGCGATAAAGGTAAAACTGATGGCGCAGCTTTCCGGCGGCGACATTAACACCGTCATCGAGGCTGCGAGCGCATTGCTGGAAGTAGATGCGTCAGAGGTCACGCTCGACGAAGTATACCCTGCCAAAATCGAATTATATGTAGACCAGTCTTTGCTTGCACCTGAACGCATTGAGATGTTGGACTTGATTGCTTCGGCTATTAAGCGAATCCTTGCGGCAGGTGTAGGGCTGCGGATTTATCTTCGGACACACAACACTTTCCGCAGCGAACTCTTTGCGAGTCAGTGCAGTTTTTCGGCAGGAAAAGTGACTGCCTCACAGGTGTCAAAAGACCGAACCGCTCGGACGGCTCTCAAAGCGGTGCAGGGCGCATTTCAGTTCCCGGACATATCAGCGCCCTATGTTACGCAGAACCGAGCGCACACGACAACACAGCAAGGCGCAGGGGGCATGATTTATCATACCCACATAAAATCAAAACGAGTTGACAAGCTCGATTTTTTCGGCTTTGTCGATGTACTCTGTAGGGAGAATAGCGTGATGGTCGCTGACCTTTGCGTTGTTGACTACGCGCGTATCAATGTTCAGCCCGGTGAGTATCAGCTCATCGGCGGATGCTTCATCAAAGAAACGCACTTTCTTCACCAGTCCCTCCAGCTTGGGAGCCATATCATCGGTTATGTAGTTGCTGTCCGTTCTCGGATAGGTAA